TGAGTACCTTGAGTTGCAGTACCGGTAGTACCTTGAGTACCTTGAGTACCTTGAGTTGCAGTACCGGTAGTACCTTGAGTACCTTGAGTACCTTGAGTTGCAGTACCAGTTATACCTTGGATACCTTGTGTTGCAGTACCGGTAGTACCTTGAGTACCTTGGATACCTTGTGTTGCAGTACCGGTAGTACCTTGAGTACCTTGAATACCTTGCAAGCTTAGAGAAGTATTGTACCCAATAACCTTAGTAGAGGTATTAAATACCACTATGTTGGTATCTGCAGCTGAAGGAAGTGTTATAAGTCTAATTGATCCGCTGATCTGAGTGTCTCCTGCTGCAATAATATTCTCCTGATTGAACTTACCAATCTTAACTGTGTTGTCAGCAAATGCTTCTATCACAGGTAGTCCGGCGATAGTGTTAACTGAGAATAAAGAGTTGGAAAGATCATCGCTAATCTCAAATAACCTTCCGTTGTTTCCGTCTACTGCAAATATGGTTGAATTAGCGGATGAGCCTGAACCTACTACCCTTAGTACTTCAGCTGAAGATGCACTTACTAGGAGTTTTGCTCCATCAAAAGTAAGCCCTGCTTCTGCGACTGCTGCATTCGAAGTTCCGTCAGAAGTTAATACTCGGTTGTTAACCGCTCCTGTTATAGTTGAAAATCCCGGACCTTGAATACCTTGGGTACCTTGAGTTCCTTGAGTTCCGGTAGTACCTTGGGTACCTGTCGTACCTTGGGTACCTGTCGTACCTTGGGTACCTGTAGTACCTTGGGTACCTGTAGTACCTTGAGTACCTGTTGTACCTTGGGTACCTGTTGTACCTTGGGTACCAGTAGTACCTTGAATTCCTTGAGTACCAGTAGTGCCTTGAGTACCTGTTATGCCCTGTCTTCCTTGAATACCTTGAGTGCCAGTTATGCCTTGAATACCTTGAGTACCAGTAGTGCCTTGAGTACCAGTAGTGCCTTGAGTACCAGTAGTGCCTTGAGTACCAGTAGTGCCTTGAGTACCAGTAGTACCTTGAGTACCAGTAGTGCCTTGAGTACCAGTAGTACCTTGAATTCCTTGAGTACCAGTAGTGCCTTGAGTACCTGTTATGCCCTGTCTTCCTTGAATACCTTGAGTGCCAGTTATGCCTTGAATACCTTGGGTACCAGTAGTGCCTTGAGTACCAGTAGTGCCTTGAGTACCAGTAGTGCCTTGAGTACCAGTAGTGCCTTGAGTACCAGTAGTGCCTTGGGTACCTGTTGTACCTTGAGTACCTGTTGTACCTTGGGTACCTTGGATACCTTGGGTACCTTGGATACCTTGAGGGCCAGCTATAGTATTGAAGGAGACTTTCTTAGTAGTTGTGTTATAGGTAAGAGCTACTGTAGAACTCTCATTAGCTAGATTATCTAAGAATAAATTAGATCCTGAAACTCTTACTGCCTCAGCTCCAAATGTTCCCATTAACACTCTGTCATCAGAGAATACTTCTAGGATCGGAATACCTGAGATATCGTTTACTGAGAAGAGAGATCCTACAAGTGAATCATCGACTGAGAATAGAGTGCCTGCTGACCCGTCTACTTTAAAGACTGTAGAACCTGACTTAAAAATTTCGGCTGAACCGGTTACAGTTAGTTTACTTCCGTCAAAGCTTAGGTTCGCTTCAGCGACTGCTGCGTTAGAAGATCCGTCAGAAGTTAATATCCGGTTATTAGCTGCTCCTGATACAGTTGAAAATCCCGGACCTTGAATACCTTGTACTCCTTGAGTTCCGGTAGTACCTTGAGTACCAGTAGTTCCTTGAGTTCCGGTAGTACCTTGAGTTCCGGTAGTACCTTGGTTACCAGTTGTACCTTGTCTTCCTTGGATACCTTGAGTACCAGTTATGCCTTGTATACCTTGGGTACCTGTTGTACCTTGGGTACCAGTAGTACCTTGAGTACCAGTAGTACCTTGAATTCCTTGGGTACCAGTATTACCTTGAGTTCCGGTAGTACCTTGAGTTCCGGTTATACCTTGAGTACCTGTTATGCCTTGGATACCTTGAGTTCCGGTAGTTCCTTGAGTTCCGGTAGTTCCTTGAGTTCCGGTAGTTCCTTGAGTTCCGGTAGTACCTTGTCTTCCTTGGATACCTTGAGTACCAGTTATGCCTTGTATACCTTGGGTACCTGTTGTACCTTGGGTACCAGTAGTACCTTGAGTACCAGTAGTACCTTGAGTACCTGTTATGCCTTGGATACCTTGAGTTCCGGTAGTTCCTTGAGTTCCGGTAGTACCTTGAGTTCCGGTTATACCTTGGTTACCAGTTGTACCTTGTCTTCCTTGGATACCTTGAGTACCAGTTATGCCTTGTATACCTTGGGTACCTGTTGTACCTTGAGTACCAGTAGTACCTTGAGTACCTGTTGTACCTTGGGTACCAGTAGTACCTTGAGTACCAGTAGTACCTTGAGTACCTGTTGTACCTTGGGTACCTTGAGTTCCGGTAGTTCCTTGAGTTCCGGTTATACCTTGAGTACCTGTTATACCTTGAGTACCTGTTATGCCTTGGATACCTTGAGTTCCGGTAGTACCTTGAGTTCCGGTAGTCCCTTGGGTACCTGTTGTGCCTTGGTTACCAGTGATACCTTGTCTTCCTTGAATACCTTGAGTACCAGTTATACCTTGGATACCTTGGGTACCAGTAGTACCTTGAGTTCCAGTAGTGCCTTGAGTACCTTGAGTACCTTGAGTACCTTGGGTACCTTGAGTACCAGTGGTACCCTGGGTTCCAGTAGTTCCTTGAGTACCTTGAATACCCTGTGCTCCTGAAGTTCTAGTCTTTAGTGTACCGTCTGAAGCTCTTACAAGAAAATCTGTTAATGCATTATCTGTGAGAGGAGTCTCAAGCTTTAAACTTCCTGAGACGGTAGTAGTTGATCCGGAAATACCTGCTTCGATATTACCGCTTGCATCTACGTTAAGGAATGGTGTACCTGATATATCTGAGACTGTAAAGATATCTCCTGTTAGATCATCAGTAATTTCGAATAACCTGCCACTGTTTCCGTCTACGGCAAAAACTGTTGTATTTGCTGTAGATCCTGAACCTTGAACTAGCAGAACGTTAGCTCCGCCTTTTATAATTTCACTTCCTGTTACTCTTAAAATACTGCCGTCAAAAGTTAAGTTAACCTCAGCGTTGGCTGTATTAGCACCTGTTGAAGTTAGAACCCTGCTACTAGAGAAATTAGTAATTGTAGTAAATCCAGGTCCTTGGATACCTTGAGTACCTTGGATACCTTGAGTACCTTGGATACCTTGAGTACCTGTTGTACCTTGAGTTCCGGTAGTCCCTTGGGTACCAGTAATACCTTGAGTACCAGTTATACCTTGGATACCTTGAGTTCCGGTAGTGCCTTGAGTTCCGGTTATACCTTGTCTTCCTTGAATTCCTTGGGTACCGGTGATACCTTGAGTACCTGTTGTACCTTGGGTACCTTGAGTTCCGGTAGTACCTTGGGTACCTGTTGTGCCTTGATTACCAGTAATACCTTGAGTCCCTTGAATACCTTGAATACCTTGAGTACCTTGAATGCCTTGAGTTCCGGTAGTACCTTGAGTACCTGTTATACCCTGTCTTCCTTGAATACCTTGGGTACCTGTTATGCCTTGGATACCTTGAGTACCAGTTATACCTTGTATACCTTGGGTACCTGTTGTACCTTGAGTACCAGTAGTGCCTTGAGTTCCGGTAGTACCTTGAATACCTTGGATACCTTGAGTACCAGTAGTACCTTGAGTTCCGGTAGTACCTTGAATACCTTGGATACCTTGAGTACCAGTAGTACCTTGAGTTCCGATAGTACCTTGAGTACCTTGGGTACCTTGAATACCTTGAGTTCCGATAGTACCTTGAGTACCTTGGGTACCTTGAATACCTTGAGTACCAGTAGTACCTTGAGTACCTGTTATACCCTGTCTTCCTTGAATACCTTGGGTACCTGTTATGCCTTGGATTCCTTGGGTACCTGTTGTACCTTGGGTCCCTTGAATTCCTTGAGTACCTTGAGTACCAGTAATACCTTGGATACCTTGAATACCTTGAGCACCCGTTGTGCCTTGAGTACCAGTAGTACCTTGAGTTCCTTGAATACCTTGGGTACCTGTTATACCTTGAGTACCAGTGGTACCTTGTCTTCCTTGAATACCTTGGGTGCCTGTTATACCTTGAATTCCTTGAGTACCTTGAGTACCTGTCGTACCTTGTGTGCCTTGGGTACCTTGGGTACCTTGAATACCTTGAATACCTTGTGCTCCAGTTGACCGAGTCTTAACTGTTCCGTCTGCGGCTAGTACTAAGAAGCTAGTTAAGGCGTTATCAACCGGGACAATACTGACTGAAAGACTTCCTGAGATAGCTAGGCTACCGGAAATTACCGAGTCATCTTTCGATAGGATGCCGTTCCGGGCAACAAACTTATTATTAGCCATAGTTTACTCCTTTTTCTCTATCCAAAGGACGGTTGTTATTGTTCATATAAATATGTTACATATATCTTAGGTGACCCTTTACTGTCCAGGTTCCGGCCGGTACTGCTAAGACTATGTTAGCATTAGATCCGGCAAGAGTCGGAGTGAATTCTGCACCTTCAGTACTCCCTAAATCTAGGGTAGAGACATCCTTCCATTCGATATCCGAAACGGTCCAGACCGAGGTCAGAGTGCCGGCTCTTTTGTTGCTTCCACTTACAATTAAGTAGTCTAAGAAGGCTCCTTCATATGAACCTGTACTAATGGATTTAACGGTAAGGGTAGTCGTACCGGATACTAAAATACCCTCCTGTACTACCGCAGCGCTTCCTCTAACGGTTAAGCTTCCTGAAGCTATTAAACTTCCGGATACATTTACTGATCCGTTAATATTTAAGCTACCGGTGATTAGTGCATTAGTAGTGACGATGGTCTGGATGCTGGAATCGTCTCTTTCAAAGTATAGCTTACCGTCGGCGGTGTTGATGGCTATTTCACCGGGCTCTAGCTGGGCGGTGGTAGGGACTTTGCCTGATACTGAAGATCTTTTCAGTTTTATGTTCTGGGCCATAGAGATGGAACTTCTTTAAAGGGTATTTACCTGCAAATGTCTATATAGACTCTTATAAATAGGAAAGCCGGCTGTTGCCGGCTCTCTTAATCTATAATAAGTTTCTTTAGAACGTTCCTCCGTCGATTACCGAAGTTGCTACGAAAGTTCCGTCAGCTTTATATCCAACTAGTGTTGATACTTCTATAGCTGAGTCTGTGTTTGCAAGAGCTCCTAATCTGTTTGATCCGTCTCTAAAGATTACTCTAGAAGAAGTATCAATAACTCCTGTTAATCCGGTTGCTACAAATCCTGTAGAAGCAGTGATTGTACTACCGCTGATAGCTCCTGCTACAGTTACAATACTTCCGTTGTCGGTTATTAATGATGCTACTAACCTTCCGTTACTGTCTACTTTCTGAATGCTGTTAGCAGCAGGAGAAGCGTTATCGTAAGTAGTTAGCCTGTAATGAGTTGATCCGCTTACCCCTGCATACCAGTAGTCTGAAGTAGCGTTCCAAAGGAGTGAACCGGTTCCGGCAGTTCCTGTTGTATCTACTACCTGTATACCTCCGTCAGCTACTGTTCCTACAGCATTCAGAACGATGATGTTATCACCGATGTTGACAGTAGTTGAATCGATCGTCGTAGTCGTACCCTGTACCGTGAGGTTGCCGGGGATGGTTACGTTGTTGCCTGCAAACGTTGTGCCTTCGATTAAGGTGCTACCGTTTTGAGAAGATATCGATAGGTTGCCAGTAGCACCGGTGTGGGTGATGGACTGGTTACCGTTATTGTTTAAGACAAAATCATTGTTGGTAGTATTACCATTGTTCATGACGTCGTCAAGAGTCATTGCCATTGGGTTAACTCCGCCGACTAATAAGCTATCGATAGAGGCGCTTACGAAGTATCCCTGTAACCATTTATCTGAGGGTCCACCGATGTTAAAGGTGGCATTAACAGAAGGAATAATACTTGAACTTACATCGGCCTTGAATGCTATAACATCTGTTGCAGCATCTCCTAAGTTAATATTTCCGTTTAGGTTTGTTTGACCTCCTACTGTAAGGGTGCCTGTTAGGTCTGTATTACCATCTACATCTAGGTTGCCACCAGCGTAGAGATATCCCGAAGAAGAAACTCCTGTAGTAACGGTTAGTGTAGCTCCTACCGTTGTATTTCCTGTTAATGTTGAAGTTCCTTCTACGTCTAGGTTGCCTCCGGCGTAAAGATACGTTGAGGAAGAGATTCCCGTAGCTACAGCTAGAGTTCCTGCAATAGTAGCGTTGCCGTCTATATCTAGAGCTCCTGCTGCATAGAGATATCCTGAAGAGGATATACCTGTTGCAAATACAGCTGTAGACCCGCTTACGTTATCTCCGAAGATATTTAACCACCTTTTTGAAGTACTACCCAGGTCAAATGCACTATCAATGTCCGGTACAATTGAAGAAGATATCTCTCCTCCAAAGCTAATAAAGTCGGTATTGGCATCACCTACTGTAATGTTACCTCCGATTACTACGTTACCGCTAATCTCAGCGTTGCCGGTTAGCTTTAAATTAGAACCGGTAATGTTTCCGGTTGTATTAATATTTAAAGTCGTAGCATCTAAAGCTGTTCCAGTAACTTTTAAGTTACTTGTTGCTGCGATAGCTCCTGCGTTGTTAAAAAGTACTTCAGTGGTACTGCCCGGTGCGGTGATGCTGGCTAGAGAGAGGTTCGTTAATCCTGAACCGTTGCCTGTAAATGATCCGCTGAATGAACCCGTAGCAGTGATGCTAGAGATAGTAGTACCCTCTAAGTTACCTGAAAGGTCTAATGCAGTACTGCCGGCATTATTAAGAATGAAGAGAGCCTGGGAGTCAGTCTTGTAGTAAGGTGTTCCGTTTAGTGTAGAGTTAAACGAGTTTGCTGCTGCAGTACCTTGGGCTAATCTGCTTACAGGAGTGAAGGTATTGTTGCCGTCTGCATTAGCAATGAAAACTATGTTCTCTACTCCGCCAGAACTTCCTGAAGCAAAGATTAGTTCACCCTTCGTTACAGCGATGGTGCTGCCAATGTTTCCTATACCGCCTCTACGTAATAATATTTTTTGTGCCATTTTTGTGGTGCTGTTTGAGTCTTAATATAAATATCAATAAAAACCTCCTAAATCTAAATTAGCATTACTGCTTCGATCTGCAAGGGTGCCTAGGTTCTGAATTGTTAGGCTGGCTGAAACTACTTGGGATTGAATCTGTGCTTTTACGATCTCTATAGCTCCTGAGACTATCAAGGCACTCTGGCTTACTGCAGTTTGATACAGTACGGTTTGCCCTTGAACTGAGAAGGATCCTGTTATATTTAACGATCCTGATGGATCTAATTCTCTTAGGCCTATCCTTGACATTTTAATTAAACTTTCCTATAAGTAAAACTTCATCTACTGTCTGTAAAACTGCACCAGCTTGTTCAAAGAATCCTGCAACATCAAGTAATACGTCAATATCAGCACCTACTTGAGTGACTGAGGTGATTTGAGAATCTGGCACTCTTCTACCGTTAATATAAACTTCAAAATCCTTAGTTGTAATTGCAGCAAATCCGCTTGGAGGTGTTACAATCGTTCTATTAGTAAATGTAGCAGTACTGCCGGATTTAGAATTCGCTATCGTTGCATTTCTTAGCGAAACGTACACTATTTCTTCTGCTGTCATACCGGCTACGATTTGTGTTATTATTTGAGGTGCATTAAGCTGACCATCGTAGAATCTTACTGCTCCTTTATTTTCAAAAGACGTAGACTGTACCTGTGTTCCATTAACATCGGTTACAGTCTCAGCACTAAAGAGGAGCTGGGATTTAGAGTAAAATTTCTTAAGGTTAGCCTTATCTCTATTATACGTATCTGTAATTATATATCCATTTAACTTAATGCTAAAAGTAGCTTTTACTCCTCGGTCTTGGCCCTGGACCATCTCAATAGTAGGAGTAAAAGAATCGATCATAGCCCGGAACCTGTACCGGTCTTTATCCCCCCAGTATGAGTCCGAAGCAAAGTTCAAAGCCTCAATGAGTTTATCACACTGCTCGACGTAGTCGGTGAAAACAACGCACTGGTAAGTTACCGTAACATAGTCAGGAATGACTACTCCGTAAAGTTCTTCAGAAGGATTCCTGTTCCCAAGGAGTGAAAACCTGTCGTATATATTTCTCTTTGAATACTTTTTCTGATAAATCACAAAGTTGTTAACCTCGTTACCGTCTAACTTATTGCCTAGGTTCCTATTCTTCTCGATGTTACTTTTCTTGAACATGATAAGAGGTACTTGCAGTTTTCCGTCTTTGTCTCTGTAGAAGCCGTCTTTCTGGACTGAAGACCATCTCTCAGGTGATCCGTAGAGTACCGGTACGTCAATCTTAGCGCCGTTTTGAATTACCGATGGCTTTATTACATTCTTAAAATAGAATACGATAGCCTCATCAATATCTTTTAACCCGATTATCGGTAGCTTTACCGTATCGTCTTTTAGAGAAATTTGGTTCGCACGGCTCTGCTTATTAGAAGCAGGAGCTAATCCTCGTCCATCATAGGGAGTGATCTGCTCCCTAGTCAGTTCGGACTGAGTTTTAGGAATAGGTTTGTTGGATTTCTGCTGTGCCATTATCTAGTCGGTAGTATTCCGAGCTTGTCGGCTCTTGTTAGATGAGTCTCACAGATTATTGAAATACTCTCTCCGTGCTTATCCCCTCTTCCGTAGTTGTAAGAATCGTCCTTACCGAAGAAGTACTGATTTTCTTTTACAAGATCTACTTCGTAGTAGTTCTCATATAGCATTATAATATCTCCGATCTCCGGTACCAGGCTTGCGTCCACTAGATCGTCTCTCAGAAAAGCAAATGAAAGAGTTCTCTGAATATCAGGACCGAATTCATCTGCGGTAGCTGTCTGATCTGAGGTCGTTAGTAGGCAATTGATAAGAACAGGCGGTAAGAAAGTCTTATGAAGAGATTCTCCGTAGATATTGGACTGGGTATCCTCTAATGAAATTTTATAGTAAACTGCTTCCTGCTGGATGATGTCTCTAAGCAGGGCCCGGTTCATTTTCCGGATCAGTTTAAAATCGTTTTGACTGCCGAATAAACTCATATCTCAGATTGCTCGATGTGACGTTCAGAGAATTGGAATTTTTTTAGGTCAGGGATTGTAGTCATTGCAGCTCTTTGTAATTCCTGGAAGGTCTCAAGGGCTGGCTTAGTGGTGATAATTTTTATCAATAGCAGACCCCTTGGTCTGTCATCCTCCTTATTAGATTTGTTATTCACGACTGCGACCTTGTCTACGCTTCTGATTAGCTGGGCGATGGTAGTAATGTCGGTATCAGGATTGAACTCTACATAGACATAAGTCTTGTACATCCTGAATTCTACCTCACTTAAAAGTTCTTCTAGCAGTATCATCCTACAAAAATAGTTAGCGGCACACTCTGAAGTGTTGTTTTAATAAATTCACTTTCGTTGGCCTTTCTCTCTAACTGATTGCGTCTGGAGGTTTGCTCAAGCATATCTCTGAGCTGGGTAAGTAGTTCGGTTTTTTCTGTCCTTGCATCCGAAAGCAGGTCAGCCTGGTTTAAAGCAGTGTTTGACCCCGGAACTGGGATTTGCTGGTACTTTCCCCGGATATATCCTAGCAATTCTTTAGATAGAGCTAAGGTATATTTGTATATCCACTGTCTGCCTACTGAATTGATGCCTTCATAAGTAGGGTTACCGTAAGGAACTTCCCCTATATTGGTAATCAGGTTAGCCCCGGAGCCGGAAACTGCAGCTCTTCTATCATCTGTCTTAAAATATTCGAACATCATATAGCCGTCCGTCTTGGGGACCGGGAAGAGTCTTAGCTTATTGTTGATAAGTTCAAATGTGTAAGCTGATCTTCTGATCTGATCATTAAGTTCAATAGCTTGAACCTTTAAAAGATCGTAGTATGCGGGCATTAACAGGAAGTTAATACCGGGAGAGTATGATCCGAAGTCAAATGCATCCATAAGTGATTGGATGCCTGTGCCCGTACCGGCGTAAGGATCAAAGTAACGCAGGATTGCTGGTGGTGCTTCGAAGAAAACTCTTCTAATCTCTATTCCTCCGGTGATTCCTTGAGCTGTAGCCCATTGATCTAAGTCATAAACCTGTACCCCGCCCGAGACGTAAAGCGAACCGGTGTACTTAGTTACGTTTCCTCCTACTCCTGCTTCAGTTCCGTAGTTTTCAGTGATCTCCATCACCCTTCCTAAGGTTGGCTGGATCAAAGTATTGTTAAAGCTTCCTGCTTTTGAGGCTCCTTCCATCGAGAGGTAGTTCTCTCTAACTTTATACTGGAATACTTCGTTGCCGTAAGTTGTTACTGCTTCTTCAAAGCAGGCAAAGAATGATCCTGACTGCAGCTCTACATCCATCAAAGGGTAGCCTAGTCTCTGGCCACAGAACTTAGCAACTCTGTTAGCATCAGTAACAAACTCAGTATCGGTGTCGTAGAAACCGAATGGAGTTTGACCAGCTGAAAAGTTAGAAGTTCCGTTCCAAATCTGAATATCTGCCATGTCTACAGTTTAAATATAAATAGCAGTGACAGTTCAATCTCTAAAGGTCTCGTATACCTTTAAGATCGGCTCAACGATTGGGTGTCTGTGGTTCTGTTTAAGTGTAACAACACGTACGCCCTTAACCTGCTCTTCGACCCGGGTTAAAAATGAAAGACCTGTCTCTTTTTTGGTCTTGAGGTCGATCTGGGCTAGATCCCCGCATATGGACATCCAGCTGTTCTTACCTAGTCTTCCTAGCACCATCTCCATCTGGGTGTGGGTTACGTTCTGGGCTTCATCTACAATCACAAATGCATTGATAAATGTCCTACCTCTCATAAACGCAAAGGGTAGAATCTCTATCCTTCCATCTTCTACCTCACGGTCGACTTTCACCTTATCGTATAGCAGGTATAGGTTGTGGTAGATCGGGGCAAGCCACGGGTCCATCTTTTCTCTGATATCACCGGGTAGAAAACCGATATCTTCTTTAGAGACCGTAGGCCGGGTGATGATAATCTTCTCCACCTGTCCGGTAAAGAGCAGGTCTAACGCCGTCTGTACAGCCACCAAGGTCTTACCGCTACCGGCCATACCTCTTAATACTGTTACGGGGTTACTTAGAATTACTTCTTTGGCGGCCTTCTGCTCTTCGTTTAACGTGATGTTAAACTTGATAGGATTCTTTGGACGTCTCTTTGCTTTGAAGACTTCGTCTTCATGATGATTTGAGGACATGCACGTAACGTTAGTTAATATGTCAATAAATAGAAATAAAAAAGGGGCCCGAAGGCCCCTCTCTATATCATCTTACTAAGATTCTATTAGATAGTAGCTACGTCAGAGACGAAGATCTTACCGTAGAATTCTGGACGAACCATCTTCTTAGCGTAACGAGTCATGATACCTTTCACTGGTGAGAAGTTCTGTGGATCGTACACCAAAGGTGTCATCATAAGAGGAATGTAAGGAGCGTAAACGGCTCCTGTCTCTAGGAACTGTGAACCTCTGTAGCCCATAAGGATTACGTTTTCAGTCATGTATGGGTTCTTGTAGACGCGGTAGCGGCTGTTAAGTTGACCTACTTTCTGAACGCCCATTGCAAAATCCATTTTGTCGCCGTCTGTGTCAGCAGCATATCCTGGGATTGACTCGAGGATAGTTGCAACAGTTGGAGAAACTACTAGGAAGTTAGCACCTCCACGCAAAGTCTTCTGGTGGATCTTGTTGGATACCTTCTGTACTTTAGTACCGAGGGTTTGGAACCACTGACCTTGTGTGTTGTAGAAATCTGAAGTAGAAGTGGTCCAGTTAGTACCGTTCCAAATCTTGTTGTTCTCAGCTGACCAACGCTCAGTAGTAACTGCGTCTTGGATAAGCATGTCAAGAAGCTCGAGATCGATCTCCATAGAAATGTACTCAGAAAGCATTGAAGTCAACTCGGCCTCAGCGTCGATGCTGTGGTAAGCGTTCAAGTCCTGAGCGAATTCTGGTGACCATTGAGCCTTCAACTTACGAGTCTTAGCAACAATAGCTTCAGAAGCTAGGGATACGTTGATCTCTGGGATAGCAGGAGTAGTGTCTCCAGCACCGCCAGTGAATTCGAAGTCACCTCTCGTGTTGTCAGTAGGCTGCTTGTGGTACATAACTGATCCTGTGATCTCGGCAGTTACGGTAAGGGCAGAACCAGATACTACGAAGATAACGTTGTTACCAGATACAGTAGTAAGTTCTGGGTTAGTAGTTACGTCGGTTGAACCAGAAATCAGGCGGAAAGCTCTTGCACCTTTTAGATCAGCAGAAAGACCACTCATACTAACAGTTACAGTCTTGTATGAAGCAGGCAGAATGCCGTCTTGATAAGCGATAGAAGCTGAAGTAGCAGCACCAGTAGACTGAGTGATAGCTAAAGAAGCTGAGTTGATGGTGTATCCAAAGCGACCGGCACCGTAAAGGCCTCCAGCTACTTCAGTGTCAACGCCGATTTTGCTGTTGGCAGTTGATACGTTACCGTACATATTGCTGTCGGCAGTAAAGCCGTTAGCATTGTTACCGTACTTAAAGTCAAGGTAGAAAACCAGACCTGAAGGAAGGTTCATAGGCTGTACAGATACGAAATCTTTAGCAGCGATTTGAGCGAATACCTTTCTTACAAGTGGCAAAGCTACACCAGCCCACTGCTCAGCATTACCTGTAGCAGTACCGATGGCACCGCCTCCGGTAGCGTTAGCTTCCTTGATGATTTGCTTGGCTTGGTTTTCAAGCACCATAGCCATGTTGTTCTTGTCGATGTCGTTTGATAGACCCTCAAGAAGACCGGTTGCAGACCACTTGTCAGCGAGTCTACCGGCGTCAGCTTGCAAAGACTTAAAGCCTTGAGCTGATTCGTTTAAAAGAGTGTTTAATTCCATTTTGAAATTTTTATATGTTATTTAATAATTCCTGCAAGTTTTTGCATACGCAATACAGCCTGGTTAGTTTCTGTGATTACTCCTGGTTTGGTAGAGATTCCTGCAGCAGCAGAGGCAAAGCCCTTGGCTTCCCTCACTACTTCTTTCTTACCTACAGAAGAAACATTTTCACTAACTGTTTCGTATACTAGCTTCACTTCCTTCACTGTCTCGGCTTTATCAAAAGCAGCAATGACGCTGGCTTTCTGCGATTCAGATAGGTTGCTGGCTTTAAAAACTTTATTGACGTAGAGTAACTTAGCGTTAAGCAAGTTAGTCTCGTTTAAATCGTTTCGAAGAGTTTCGATGGTTGATAGAGCTTCCATAAGGTCGTCGGCAGTAGGAGCTTCTTCGCCAGCTTTCGCTGCGTCTTTTGCTCCGCCTCTGATTTTTTGAACGATCTTTTCAACTCCCATTCCGGCAGCAGCAAGAGCGGGAACAGCTGCTAAAATAGCTGCCATTACTTGCTCTGGGTTTTGAGCTGAGAAAATAGCTAGATCTGCCATGACGTTCTCTTCCATTTCTGGAGCGTGCTTCATCTCGGAAGTTAGTCTTTCCATTATTCTGTGGTAAGCAGCTTCGCCCAAGGCTTCAGCAACTCCCATCAGTTCAGCGACTTTCTTAACTTCAGCGGTAGTTCCGTATTCAACCATCTTTCCTAGGACTTCATGAACGTCCATGCCTTTTGCTTCAGCATATGTTCTCATACCTTCCATAGTTCCGGGCTTCATATGCTTCTTTAGTTCGGCAATTGCTGATTCTCTAAGAGGATCAGCTGCTTCTTCTACTTCTGCAACGTTACCGTGTGCTGTAAGTCCCTGGGGGTTGTTAAGAGTCGCTAGCTCGGCCATAAGTTCGTCGATATTGATTTCTGTATCAGTTACAGCTGTCATATCATCTCCCGTCATGTCCATAGCGTCGGCTTCTAATTCGTCCTCTTCTCCTTGTTCCTGGTCGCCCATTACTTGCATAAGTACGTCCCGGATCAAGTCCTTAAGGTCTTCAACACTCATCTCTCCTACCTCTTCTTCAGCCTCGTCTTCTGATTCTTCAGAATCAACCTCAGCTTCTTCGCCGGCTTCATCTCCTTCTACTTCACCTTCTTCTGAGTGCTCCTCTTCCGCTCCGATTGCTTCTTCAAGGGTCTCTTCTTGAACCTCCTCAGCTACTTCTTCTTCAGAAATAACGGTGGTGGGTGCATCCTCTTCTTCCATCTCTGTGAGACGTTGAGCTAAAAGCTCTTTAAGTTGAGGAGTAAGAGACTCTTCCAAAGCAAGTTTTGCGTTAGCGATAGCAGCTTCACGAATTGATTTAGCGTCGGCGATAGCCTGCTTAAATAAATCTTTGTTAGCCATAATGTTAACTTTGGATTTGTACACCCATTATATTTTGTGGGGCGTAATAGTAATTTTTTTTACTTTAAATATCGTATCATTCACGATATATTCTTATATAAATACAAATAAGTTATAAAAACAAAAAACCCCAGTCTTTCGACCGGGGCTCCCAAAGGTAGCGCCCTAGGGGAAAATTTATTTAGTCTCTAGCCTAGCTAAGGTCTTAAGATTGGCTAGCATTCTTTTCTTAAATTTGAGCTTGGTGCTCCGACTTAAGGGCTTAAATGCCGCTTTTCTTTTTTTAGCTGACCCTGCCATTACTTGGCCTTGCTTTCGGCTGTAGAAACTTTTCTGTATTCAGTCACGAGCTTCTTAAGCTCTCCTAAAGACTTTCGGGCTCTTGCCTTGGCAGCCTTAGTTTCTTTACCGTGATTGATTACAAACTCTTGATACAAAGTATCAATTTTTTCGAATAACTCTTGTGATGTCATAACAAATATAATTAAAATTAATGTTTAGGGTATTCCCTTAGTTTACA